GTATTTGAGACTACTAACCACGGTAAACCGAGGGTTGCGGTAGAGTATGCCCGTCAGAAAATGGGAATTCAGTCCGAGAAGCCTACACGCTGGCAGTTAAATTTCGCATGAACATTAAAAGACTCAGGCAGAAGGGTAAAGCCTACTACTACGACCACGGCGGGAAGCCTCGTAAATGGGAGGCTTTGGGGTCTGACCGCGCCGAAGCTCTCAGGAAATACGCGGATATTGAAAGAGGAAAAGATACGGGAGTTAGAAACCTAGGGCAGTTAGTCTCTTTGTTTATTTCCAAGAAACAATCATTAACTCCGAACACGCTAAAGTCTTATCGGATGTATGAGCGAATCCTGGTGAAAGTGAACGCCGCCCCCGCGCCATTGGAGGCTTTAGATCAGGGTCACATGAACCAGATGATTGACGAATACCCCTCTAAGCAGACCGCGAGGAATACGGCTTTATTCGTTAAAACTGTTTACGCTTGGGCAGTCTCGCGGGGGTATCTAAAGACCTCCCCCTTTACAGGTATGAGACTTAAAGGAATGTCCAGACGTAAGCGGTATTTAACTGATTCGGAGTTTCTAGCTATCAGAGGTAAACTTGAGCCTAAATTTCAGATCGCAGCGGACTTGGCTTATATCCTTTCCCTGAGAGTCTCGGAAGTCGTTAAGTTAAAGTTTTCCGACTTCAAAGACGGAGTAGGTTCGATCTGGCAAAAGAAGGGTAAGAAGTTTAAGTATCAGGAAGTCTCGAAAGACGTTGAGGAAGTGCTAGAAAGGGCCAAGACGCTACCGGGAACCGTTAGAGGTATCCATGTGGTATGCACTCGTTACGGCAAGCCATACGGAGAAAAGACCATATCCGGCGCGATTAAAAAAGCCATGCGAGAGGTGGGTATTGAGGATTCCAGATTCCACGACATTAGAGCCAAGTCGGGAAGCGACGAAGAAGAAACCGCACAGAAACGGTTAGATCATGCGAACCCGCAGACAACGAGGATTTACTTACGGAAACCGAAGGTAGTAGCTCCAATCCGCGCAATAAACGGAGAAGGTTCTACAAAAAAGGCTTCGTAAGTTATTGATTAATTGGGATTGGCGAGTTTAAATCAGACTACCCCAAAGAGCTAGATAACTAGATGATTTATCTAAACAATCAGTCAAATAGACTTCTACGCCTTGCACCAATGAAGGGCGAGAATTACCCTTTAGAATCAGGTATCAATTTTGAGTTGTAGAAGAACTAAACTATTGTGACTGAGCCTTAACCCACGCCTGTAGAGAGTTTAATTGTTGGGTTGTTTCGGCGCAGATTCCAGCAAGAGGAATTGAGTCGGCGGGGATTTCATCAATACTTCGGGGGGCGTTGGGAATGGAGGGCATTGAACCGCTACCGGAACGCTGGTCGCGCAGCCTTGCATAAGTATCACGAAGGAGATTAAGCCGAGTTTCGTAATCTGTTGAGGCATCTTTAGTTACCTTTTTCTGTCTTTCGATTTCTTGTTTAACTTTCTCTTGAGCCTCTTTACCTAAACGCTCTACTTCTGTCAGGAATCTGGTATGGTTTTCCTGACAAGATTCAAGGCGTGAGGTCTGGACTTTTAAAGCGACTCCAAGACTTAGCACGACCAAGCTAAACCCGATGGTTAGATAGCCCATTAACGATAATTGAATGAAACCTTTTTGCATGGTCATTTGATTATCAGTTGTTCCCAAGGCACATCGTAGGATTGCCACGGCGGGGTAGCTTGGCGTTGCTGGGGGTTCATGTTCATGCGTGATTGAACCGCCCTAGCTTCAGCTTCACCGGCCAGGCGCAAGTAAGATTGATACGGGTCTTTCATTAACTCCGACATTTTCCGGTTTATTTCTTCGGTGGCCTTACCGACATCTGGCGTCCATTGCTTCCGGCTTAATTGATTAAGCTGCTCCTGTAAATCATTTAGTGGCGTGTCTGGTGCAATAACCCTAAACATTCCTTCATTGCCGCCCCTCGCAAACCCCTCCCTGTCTTGAACTACGTGCTGTAGTTCGTGAAGGGTTGTTGATCTAGCGTCCTTCGGGTAAAGACCGCCACCAAGCACAATAGAATCACCCGTAAACGCACCGCCTAGCTTGCCCTCATCTATATGCACCGGCATCCCTAAAATGTCTTGATGCTGGTCGGTTTTGGTGAATCCGTATGGATACGCGTTTTTTAAATCTTGATGCTCAAACAGCCTCTTTACCCTTACGGGTGCCTCTGGCGTTAATGACCTAGCTGCCTCATCCCACGCATTGCTTACTGTTGGAGCTTGATAAACACCAGCCTCATTTTTCCCAATCCACTTATTAAGAGGAACAACACCCTTCATTCCGCTATCATCAATCTCAAACTTCCACTTACCTTCCGGCCCTTTAAACCATCCGGTTTCTTTCCAAATATCATCCCTAGACCGACCGGCTTTCTCCATGCCTTCGGCTAAAGTCTTTTGGTCGAGTTTTGCGGTCTTAGCTAACGGGCCGGCGAAGATAGCCGCAGCAGGAGGAACGAAAGGAAGCATCCCCAAAGCAGTCAATCCGAAATTCATTGGGGTGCGACTAGAGGGGTCATTGATATACCGTGAAGCGTCCGCAGCGAGTCCTAGAACGTCACCGACACCAGGGATAGGACTTAGCCCTATCGCAGCGGTATCTAACAAGCCTTGCCCGTCTAATTGCTTTCTAGGCTGTTGTCTTGCCTTGAGAGCTTGGGCTAACATTTTAGGATTAGCCGTTACAGGTAAAAGGCTGTCATTTTGTTGTTCTAGTAATCCCATTTAATGTCCTGTTTTCGCTATTCGGGAATTGAGAATATCGCTAAATGCGATATACCGATGTTGCAAAGTTTCGGTAGTTGTTAATAAGTAACGTGATTAAGTATCAAGGCTTAAAAACCCTGTTACCAGAGCGAGGCGGAACGATCTGAACGTGGCACCAGTTCGGGGTTGCGTCTGGACTCTCAAGCCAAAGCCCGATTTCCTGCAAGACTTCTAAATTCTCTAAACACCAAGCGTCTAAAGAACCGTCCTTGTCCTCTAGGTCAATCGCTAGACATTCCATATGTTTAGACTTCGGAGCAGCGCCTACGGTCGATTTGTTAATAGAAGCTGGTCGCCAGCCTGAATTAACTTTACGAGTCTCACCGAATCGCTCTAAAAGCTGATTAGCCTTATCAATCGTTTCTTCTGCGTTACTACGTTTCTCGTCTGTGAGTTCATCGGGGAATCTCTTATCTCGCCCCATGTAATAGTCGGACAAATTCAGCACATGTATCCCCGTTCGTAATCGCTACAAGGTAGGTCGTTCATTTCATAGTCATCAAGATACCGGCGTTCGCGATCACATACCCCGTGAAGCAGATCGACATGCCCCGGTTTCCTTCTATCCAGAGGGAGATAGCAATAGCCATGTAAATCAGGGTTACGACGCTCAATAAAGGGAAGGACATATTTAGATTTCTTCAATTTTTCGACACGTTTTCGGGATATGTAGGGATTTGTCCATTATTTCGACATGAACACCAATGGTGGACAGGCTGATTTAGTGGACTAGCTGTAAGCCTTCTCTAAAAACTTCAGACTCACGAACATAGGGTCGTAGATTCCATCGTCTACTTCATGCTTGATGATGATCTGTCTGCGCTGGCAGACACCGTGCTGCGCGTTACCACCCGGTGGGCTGAACATGGCCCTGAGTGCAGGACTGTTGCCGAGTCCTTAAAAGAGCCGCAGCACTTGATACCGGTCTGCCCATTACCCCAGAGGTGAAGTAGTGGCAGTAAAGAATTTGATCTATCTCAACAGGCTTTAGAAAGTCGTGGACTTCCCACCCGTAGTCTCTTAAACCTAAATCATCGAATCCGAACTTACCCGCGAACTCAGGGTTATTTTCTACATACCTGACTATTCGGTGTTCATGGTTGCCGAGAGTGAAAACTAGGCGAGGCTTGTAGTCTTTAACCTTTGATATAGGCTCTAGGAATCGCTCCATAGCCTTTCTACCGGCCTTTATGTCATCGACATACCTGCGCCCCTCGAAAGACAGCTTGCCCTTGTCGTAGGACGATAGAGAGGGCATATCCCACCAATCTCCGATCATTACAATCACATCGGGCAATTTTTCCGCCGCGTAGTTTCCGGCCCATGCCAAGTGTTCCGTGGAGACACCAGGTTTAACCTGCGTATCTGGAATAACCATGTGCATCTTGCCTAAACGCTTTTTCTCATAAAAGCGAGGCGCGTCTTTCTTATGAGTCGGCTTGTAACCTTTGAGAATCGCTGATCTCATTCGCCTCTCTAGCGTGGAGGCTACGCATCCTTTAAAACCAGCCTTAATAGACTTATGCGCGGAGCCGTGTAGTTCATGTAAATCTATTGCCTCTTGAAGCAGCTTCGCGTCAATTGGAGGGGTTGGCATACAGTCCTTAGAGTTTTAGAACGTCTATATCACCGCCACAAAACATATTTATTTTTGTGGATTCCTTTGCGGCCAAATCAGGCGTTAGCTTGAGTATTCGCATACAGTAAAGTTCTATATCCGCCCCACAACCTACGGCGTAGTTTTTCTCTTTTAATTTGAAACCCACTAGAGAATTGTTGTAGAGATAAATCCCGTCCTCAGTTAAATGAATAACTGAGAAATCATCTTTTTCGTAATCGAAAGTGGGCTTGTCGTTTAGCGGCTTTCCTCTGGCAATCCAATCCATTAAGAACTCAGGATGATTACCCGCGCCCCCGACAATTGACCCGTCCATTAACCGGCGCATCTTCTCTGCTTGGTATGAAGATGTATCGTCCTCATGGCACAGAGAGTCAGCGGCCATCATTTCTAAATTACAGGCTATTACGGTCAATTCATCACCCGTTTATCTGCGACTAAAACACCCATTACAAAATCACCCATAAAGACAAGAATCCGACCGTCTTTTAAGTAAACGTGCATACCCTCGTCAGTCCTTGCGCCCGAATCAATAACGGCCCCGGCTAGATGCTTCATCACTTCCTCGACGGTGTTTAGATCGTCCATTTTTTACCGCACAGGTTTTGCGCGGCCTCTCTGATAATCGGCTCCAACTCACTCACCGGCATCACGACACAACCGCCGCCCTTTTTGCATAACTGAGCCTCTTGCTTACTCAATCGAAGGGTTACGCTCCCATCCTCGTTAATCGTTACTTCTTGGGCAAACACAGAGCAGGTATAGAACGCGAGTGCGTAGCAGAGAACTTTTCCCATGAGATTTCCTTTAAATGTCCGTTAAAGTCACATTCAATACTTCTTAGTAAATCCTCTGC